GGAAAGTCGAAAGTATACCAAAAACATACATAAATACATTTTAAAATTTCGCTGGTAAATACTTAACAATAATAATAATATATAGTTAAATAAATCACTTTCTCAGCCAGTTAAGGCAAGTCCAGTGAATAGACAGACATAATCTAACTCCGGCTAATTAAAGCAGGGAAAGCGCATATTTCAAAGAAATAGTGGCGGATCATAAATATCCGAGATGTCTAGCTCGGTACATGATTAAATACAATACATAAATACATTTAAAAATTGCGTAATGTACGGTACACTACAGGCAGAACTGAACCACGGTTGACGGCTTCCTTGAGTTCTGTCTGTTTAACATAGGTGTTCGCGTGAAGGACGCGATAAGTATGCAGTTGTTGAACGAGGGAATCAGGGAGTGATTCCTCGTTGTAAATTGCCTCCACCAATTGGGATTTGAGTTTTAAAAACTCCTCCTCGTTATGCCAGGACGCGAAAGTTAACGCGTCATTCCACATGCCGACTAAAACGGCATAGTTGTGCTTGTGCTTCTTTCGAACCCAGTTGAGTTCTCTGTATGAAGTCTCCATTGGCATCGGACAGGCTACTATTCCATCCCTGAGTACAAATGCTGATTTTAGGAAAGTTAATTCACTAATAAGTTTCAGCCTGTTCGTCAGTTCTGATTTGTCACCTGCTGTGGCCCGAAAACCCAAGTCAAACAGCACAACTCCAATATTTGCAGCATTATACCAGGACAAGGTGTTGTCGCTCACTCCCATTACAACATCGTCTCCATAAGTAAATAATGAGACGTTGTCCACCCAATCCATGACGGTGGGTGGAATTCCAAAAGCTTGTGAATGAATACGATGGAAACATATCATCAAAGCCCACTGATTTGCTACGCTATTAAGCACGTCCGTTAACCACATTCCTGATTTGTTGCCCTTGTGAGATAGGACAATACATCCGTTGATGTACTGATAGGAATGTTGCATTTCGTGGATAAGGACTGCTCGCATGCGATGCTCCTCAGGAGGGGCTCCTCTGTAATACAATTCAATAAGTTGCTCAAAATATGTATAAAAAGCTGGCGGTATAGTTGAATCAAAAGCGGCATAATCTAAATCAATTCCGAATTTAATTTTTCCTCCTTTGGTAAGCATTGTGTACAAAGCGCTCCAGTTGGCAACACGATCTAATCCAATTGCATGTCCTAAAACTACTCCTGCATTCGATCTGTAAAATTCTCCAAAAGCACCGAAATACTTCTTGATGAGATAAGTCAAGTCAAGTGATGCAGCTTCAAAAACTCTCGTTTTCTCAGCTTCAACTTTCGCTGTTTTCCTCAGTTCGTCTTTGCATGTGGTGACCCACAGCATTGGTTTTGACGACCTGATTCCTTGGCGTCCGCTGTGTTCAATTTCCAGTATTAGATTGGCTAAAGACCGATCATAATAAGGGTGGATCTTGTTGTAGTAAGCATCTGACCATGTCTGGATTCTCTTTCCAGTTTCTTCATCATAATGTACGTCGATGAACTCCTTCTTCCCATTCTGTGAAATGATTGACCAGAATCCTGCTGATGTGTCTCGCATAAGTGGAGCGATAACATCATTTCCATTTAGAATTTCGTCATCTGAAAGCAAACGTTGACTCCTGTCTGGTCGCTTAGCCATGATGTGTTCCCAGTACGTCAATGGGAATTGGCTGTCGACCACACTTGGAGGATTGTGTGGATGTTTGAATCCATACTTTTGTGCTTCACGAATCAAAATTCTTCTGTTCTTAGCAGACGGCAAATGGTCATCAGGCCAAATTTCACTGTTGATGAGTGATGGTACGAACTCGGTGTCGTATTTGGAGTAAATCCTCATCTCTCTCTCCCATCGATCTACGCAGCCTCCAAGGACTTCAAAGCCAAACTTATCAGATTCCCAATCCTTGATAGTCATCTCCTCTTGTACGTGGATAGGATCAACTTCAACATGTTGATTGATTCCACAAACAAATTCCAAAGCATTCTTTGCATCCTCAATGGATTCTCTGCAAACTGGAGCCATGAACAAATCCTTCAAGATTAGATGTTGTCCTGTATGGATTCCAATGTAATGTCCGTCCATTGTGTAGGGCAAACCACACCAACCTCCATGCGATTCCCATTCAGCAGTCAGGGAAGCGGCTAGTGTTGTTACATTGAGTTCAGCATTGAAGGTATAGTAGCCTTTGAAGACTGCTATTTTGTTTTCCAATCCCAATGGTGATGCTTGGAATACAGCAGCTTTGTGAGCTCCAGCTAGAGTGCTGTGGTACGCCTCTCTAGAATAGAACTGCTTGATGAGATTTCTAGCTTTCCAAATGCTACAGGGTGATCTCAAAAGGACAGCATCTTGTAGTTCTCCTCCATCATCTAATGCAAGTCGCATGTAAGCTGGTCTGTCAAATAAAGTTGGAATGCATCCTTTTTCAGTTGGTAGTCCGACATAAAGATAGTTGTGTTTCATGACATGATGTACAGTCAAGATGTGATAACAATCGATAGCCATTCCGAAAACTGAGGGTTCTTCATCCAAGAATGCCATAGGATTTTCCACTTTGGTTTTCGACGCCCAGATTTTGATTGCGTTCTTTGCATTGTGCTCAAAGACCGAGTCCTGAACTCCTCCCTGTTGCATAACAAATTTCCCATCGATCTTCTTGACTGCTCGCGGAGCATGTTTGCGCTGATCAGATGAGTAATTTGACTGCTCACTCACGCATAATCCAAATACATAAGAAATAAGTAATTTAATTGCTTTATATACAATGTAAAATCCAAGAAACCTTATCCCAAGCATTAAAAGTAATTTGAGGAATCCCGTTCCCAAGTTTGAATCCATGATATAGTAGTTGTGGTCGTAAGCCCACCTGTACAAAAAGTCAAAGTGGTCTAAGAAGCAATACGAAGATCTTCTGTATCTATAGGCGTAATGAAATTGCCTATGCCAGATGTTGAGTTTGCTTTGTGAACCACAAATCGTGTCTCCTCTGTTCGAGCCAAAATTTCCAAGCTTGTTGTAGAGTGGCGTTGGAAATTGGAAGAAATCATTGTAATGACGGTATGGACCGTAATATCTATCTCCAGTTTTGTGGTCCCACCAAACTGTTTGTGACATCCAGAAATGAGCTACAGCAAGAGTAGCGATTTGTTCTGCAGTCATAGTATTGTTCTTCACATACTTGACTATTTGGATGCCATAGTCGTCGGTCATTCCTTCTTGACCTAGAGTAGATACACACGCTTTCACGTAACGTGCCATACTTACAAGATCTCCTTTCCAATGAGCTACTACATGATTCACAGCTCGATAGCATTCAGCTATGTAGTCTTCCTCTATCTTGTTTCTATACTGTTTTCCTTTGAAAAGTTCCTCTCGAACAGTCTCAATTCCATGGTGGATGTGTGCTATATAAGCTTGAGACCATCTAGCAACTTGACATGCATCATGATCGTCCAACATGTCTGGAATCTTCCCAAAAGCTTTGGTAAAGAGAGCATGTCTCCTCTTCTCCTCTGGTGTCATAGTTGGGTTGTCATATCTCTTCCAGATTTCCGAGAATGACTTTGGCTTTTCTATGAGAATTGGACAACCAAGAACGTTGTCAGTTCCAAACTGAAACTCAGTCTTCTGATTCCATGAGACACATCTGCAAAAACCATCCTCCAAGGGATAGTTATTACAAGTTGTACAAAATGCGATATGTGAACATCCTCCGACTTCTCTGCAGTCAGGACAAAGGTAAGGTTTTCCGCCAGAAAAGCAGAAGTGAGCTACGTTATCGGCAGTCATGCCAGTAGCTAAGTCAACCTTTTGTTTACAGATGTTACAATATCGGATTTTGATGTCATGTTCGTCACAGTCGAAGAATGTGTCATCTTCTTTCTCCTCTGGTTTCTTCTTATTCTGTGCTTCATCTTGAGCTTTCCACTTCGCACGTAAGGCTTCCAGTTTAGCTTTCTCTGCAGCAACGCATTCCTGGTAGATTCGGTCTTTAGCGGCTCTCGCTTCTTTGATTTCCTCCTCCGTCAGTTCATACGTATTCTTACCACCTCCTTGTTTGACAACTAAAGAGGCTGGAATTTGCTGATGTCTGGTCTGATGTCCGGAATCCGGTGTTGGTACTTCTGAATCTTTCCTCATCATCTTCTGGAGTTCTTCCTTAGTAGGTTGAGCTTCATCTTCCTCCTGTTCATCATCTGAGGATTCGAGCGGTGGCATGCCATCAAAGACAGCAGATGCATACGATTTATCCTCTGAAACTTGATTGCCCAGCGTTGTGTTAAGACGCTTAGCAACTGATTTAGTACTGATTGTATGAGTAATTTTCTCAACAGTATCTATGGTTTCGATGTTGTTCAGAAGTTCGAATCGTTTCGACCTATTCTTAAGAAGAGTCTGTGATTTCTCCGTGTACTCTTGAGCTGCAAAATAAATCAAGTCGCAATAGTTGATTGAAGCGACTACATTATTTTGATTTCTTCTCTCAAAGCGCCAGACATGGTTGTAAAGGTCCATTTCGTCTTGTATGGTGACACACTTCTGGAGTTCAGCTGTCAATTTGTCATAGTCCAATCTTCCCTTCTTTATGTAAGCAGGCTGCAACGCTACGTTGTAGTCGAGTATGAATCGACGCTTCATTGCATTCTTGTTGTGAATTGCCTTACTTGAAAAGGTGGGTTGGTTTGTGGTTGCTACAACAAATGGAGAGCAAAACATAATTCCCTTGTCTTCAATACTTGCCATGTTCAACGGTGCCGAAGCAGTTGAGATGAGTTGCAAAAATTGAGTGTAGTCTGAACCATCGGCTTGCGATCCAAAGTCATCATAGACTGAGAATAATTGGCCAATATATCCATCGTAGTATTTGTGATCTGGGTCTGTAGGCATACAGTAGATCTGTTCTGAAGCTTGCTTTCGCGTTTCAACTAGTTTGAGTTTGAGCATGATGTGCTCAGGAATAGTTGTGGTGCTTAGAACTGACTTTCCGCAGCCTGAATCTCCTCTCAACATAATACCAATTGGTTCCATTCGAGGGATGGTTGCCAATTTACTACGCAAGATTAATTGCCAGGTATCATCTACGTCTTTGATGAACTTCCAAAGTTCTCTCTGTGTCTTGGTAATCGAGATGAGTTCTCGAATTCTCTCTGTTAAAGCGCGCGCTCGAACCATAAAGGCAAGCATGTCCACACTTTCTTTATCCGTTTCACTGGTGTTCATCGTCGTCAGTGCTCCATCCGCTCTGTACCGGTAGTAAGTATTCATTGTTGTTGTGATACTCTCTCCCAGTTCTTCAAGTTGTGCTTGGGCAGGTTTTGTCTCCTCTGAAGGTCCCATTACCCATTCAACAACAGCTTCAAAGCCTCGCTTAATAAGTTTATAAGCGTCTGTAATAGCTGGTCTAATGAATGTAAATGAAAGCATGATTCCCAAACCATGTGCATTGACTAAAGACATGCCAAAGAGTGATCCGGCGATAGTAACTACAATTGTGATTAAAGCTCCAATCCAGGGCTCTTGTTTGTAGTCAGCATCAACTGGATACTTAGACTCTTCCTTCACGAAAGCGTTCGTGAATGCATGTACAGCCTCTGATACCTTAGTTGAAATTTCAGGTACAAATGAGAGGACGATTAAGTCAAGTGCAACATCTAGGTAAGATGCTCCCTTCACAATGGCTAAAACTTTCTTTGCTAAGAATGCTGCTATGATTGTGTACTTGAAAAGTTTGAAGGCTGATTCCCAGTACTTTGCAAATTTCTTCTGAAAGGGCTTGGTGAGTTTGTCAAATCCCCATTCTGTGATCTTATCTATACAGGCATCTCCAAACTGGCTTGCTGTGTCCGTGATGTAGCTGACAACAGTCCCGATAGCAGAGCCAATACCTGAGGTGAGTTTACGAAGAAACTTAAATACCTGTTTAATGAAGGATGGCAATTCCGGATCCGAAGCAGCAGAATCAGTGTCAGGGTCGAGTGTAGGGGATGTTTCTTTAGCTTGCGCAGCAGGGGCATCTCCCATAGGACCTGGATTTTCTTCAATGTCGCCAGAAAGGAGGAGTGATTGAATAGACCAACCACACAGTTGAGGAACTGGTAGTGTTCTCTGAGGAACAGACCAGCAGTCAAAACCGTTCTCATACTTGGGAGTATAAGCAAGGGTTTTAGGACGAAAAACCTGCTCTCTTGCATGTTCCTCAACTCCCTCTGGGTCAACTCTTTGCGCAAAACAATGCGACCAGAGCTTTGGAGGGCGTCTTGGATTCTGGGGCTGCCGTTCGGTATCTGGTACGTCCAAACTTTCGATGTAGTACCAGAGGTCTGCAGACGCAGCCTGCTTTGCAGACCCTTTGGTACACCCCACTCCACTTGAGATTTTCCTTTTCTCTTCACATTCAGCTAAGATTCCAACACATTTCCATAAGGGGTTGTGATCTTCTCCGTTGTGATTGAAGTTGTAATTGACTGACCATCTAGGATTTCGGTCGAGCCATTCCTTGACTTTTGTGACAAAGTTGCAAGTCTTTGGATCTTTCTCATGTTCTTGAACGAGATCGGCATCGATGTGACGAGCATATTGTCTTCGTGGGACTCGTCGAACAGCCATTTCCACATTGCTGTGTGAGAAGTACATCATGATCTTGAGGTCCGTGGGTCCTCTGAGTTGATTCAGGACGTAAATATCAACTGTTCCTCTTGGTGTGTCATAACCTGGTGCAAAGAATGGAATGTCCATTTCAAATGTTTGTTCTTCTCCATCCACTCTAATCATGGTATTGATTGCGTTGTTGAGTGTTGGTACTGCATCTGAATATGTAACGTTGGGTCCATGTGGGTTGTAAATTGCAATGAGTCTTCCTTGATGAAATGCAGTAGAATTTATCTTGAACGTAACTTTCGTATCATAACGAGAGAGGTTCTGATAATTGTAAATGCCTGAGATGGCAAATGTTGATTCTTCAATAGCATTCCTCAAGTTGATTGCTGCAATTTTTTGTCCAACAGGTTGCACTGCATTGTAGTCAATGGCTATGATGGGATATGATGTCTCAGTAACTGGTGGGCACGTAATTGGAATGTTTCTCGTTGTTAAGCTCAAAGCTTTGCGAAACTTCACAACTTTTGATGAACTCTCTCCTGATGTCGAGAGTTGATTTCCTGGTGCTTCTGATTGTTCTGATGGATCATTTGCTGATTGTTCGACAACTTCCTTCGCTGGAATGTGGCGTTTCATGAGAGTACCTGTCATCTCTGATGCTTTCACTGGCTTTTGTTCACAAGACTCCTCACTCCTAGGCGTTCTTTGAGTGATAGTCTGTGGTCTCAGTGGTTTGAGCATGTAAAATCTGAAATCGTCATAGAGTGAATCGTAGACGTTCAGAGTGATGTTTGGTGCTCCTCCTTCTGCCATTACTTGAGTATACGGTGTATCAAGTTTGTCTCCAATTGAAAGAGGGTAAGTCGTCTGTCTTGGTACTGTTACACTAAATGGTCCTCCTATTCCGTTCGCAAGAACTCTCGGACCATATAGCATATTTGGATAACCTAGTCCAGTGTTACGAGATGTCAATTGAGTTGAATCTCCAGTTATTGCATATTCAGAGTCATATTCCTGTCCATGAAAAGTCAATGTTCTTGATCCGCTGTGTGCGAAGAAGAAATTCTTGAAGTGTTGTAAGTAGTCAGAAGGTTTGTTCACTAGACCAATTTGTCTGTCTAACGTGGTTCTGTAGCCTCGTTTTAACACTTTGTAAAGATTGTCTTCATGCTCTCCTAATGTCTCATCCAATCCTGATTCACGTTCAGTTGAATGTACATTTTCTTCTAAGAATTCATCATCAACTTCATTTCCTGATTGTTCTTTAACTAGGTCAGCTGGAATTTTGACTTTGTTCATTTGTGGTGGAAGAAGTTTTGGTTTGTCTTCTTCTTCCTCTTCAGGTGGTTCAATAACTTCTCCTGTTCCGAAGTCTTTGATGACAAAATCTCCATTTTCATTGAGATATTGCCACTGAAATCCTTCTTTTGCTTTTGGAAATTTAAATTGAGCATTTTCCATGCGGTGCCAGAAATTGATTTCAGCTTCTTGTTCTACTGCGGTTGTTGCAACCAATGGGGTAAATACATACCCTACTAATCTTCCCATGCAGCTTGTGCTTTTCAGCCAGGGATGAAAGAATTGAAATGGTACTCGTACGTCTTGTTGTGTTGTGTTGTGCAAGACAAGAGTTACTCCATCCAATCCTAAAGCTTGTTGATAAGTTGGTAGATCCGGTACCGTACCATCAACAGATGGCACGAAACATACATACATTGCCCCTTGGTGGAAGGATGTACATACTGGATCGAACGTGTAGACGAAGTCTCCACGACTTTGATCAAAAGCTTTTGCAAGAAATTCGTAATTGGCGGTTGGTGTATTATCTACTGGTCCGACTAAAACGTCGAATAAGATATCGCCTGCTCCTGCATTTGTCTCCCATTCAATTATTCCTTTTCTGCCAGCAACATTTGCAATTTCTGCTAGAGATCCACTATGAGGTTTGATGGAAACATTTTGTGGTATTCCCTGTCCTCTGTGATATCCAGAAAGCAGATGGTGTCGCGCTGGACCGTCATAAGAATAAATTCCTGCTTGAAAGAATTGATCTGTTTCAGGTTTGTTTTGGGTGGTCGAGGTACGTGATACGGCACGTACAGATTTTGTGTTGTTTGTAGACATTGTCATAGTTTACAAGGTGATCAATAAGACACGGGGTGATCAATTTCCCGTGAATCCCAAGTCTGTCCGGTATAGCGTTAGGGCCACTATACTAGCGTATTCGTACTCAGTCAGGGGTCGTAAGGTTCATAAATTAATTAGGGGTAGAGCCATATGGGGGACCAATCCCATATGTTTGCTTGTATTATTGATTTCGCTTTCCACTCGCGGAGACCGGTCTAGTCAAAAGACTTGGACCAATCTATTTCATCGCTTACCCGAGGTGTATACGTGCATCTGTTTGCGTTGTAGATTGACCTCAGTTTAGTAATCGCTATTTTATAATACTTCGCGCCCGATCCTATATAATTTAATCACTAGTCGTCGCAAGACGTACTCACTCAGTTGTTAAACGTCAATGTGAATACTATCTTAATTAAAATTGTCTTGTGTTAAAATGTGACTAAGGCTATCACTTATCCATGCTAATAAATATATATAATTTGGAATAGAATTTTGAAAATTGTCTAAAAGAAATTTAAAGTCATGGAAATTATTTTGGAATAAAATAATTAAAAT